TCTGTTATCTGGACACACTCGTTGCCTATCAGTTTATATTCAGTAACTTTCTTTCGGAAACCCTCTACATATGTTCCGACAGGTTCTTTGGCATTCTGTGCTGGTGTGGGACACTCAACGACCGCACTAGCAGGGGGGGTTTTAGGTATCGGCAACTCACCAGTAGGGGGGGTTTTAGGTTGCTTTGGTTGCCTAGTATCCACATTAGGTGGTCTAGTGATGATCATCTCATTGGGTTTGAAGTCCATGGGATTGAAGTTAGGCACCCCTGCATCACAGAAGGTTATCGTACCCTTAGGATCATCACCGATTAGTTTATCGTTTCTAGGATTGTTCTGTTCATGTGCCTCAACGCATCCAGGCATGTTAACAATAGGCACACCAATATCCACCGTAACAGGTGCTGCAACACCCACATTAGGACTAGCAACATTACGAGAGAAGTCCCATACAGGAATGTCAATAGGATCGATACCGATCCCCCTAGTCCCAATGTCAGGTATTTCCATTAACAATCATTGAATACTTGTCCAACTTGTGACCCTGCTTCGGATCCAATCTTCTGACCTAGCAGCAATGCCCAACCACCTGCCAACCAACCCACGTAGGGGACGCTAGCAAGGGCAGGAACAGCGACACCAGCAGCAAGAGCACTACCTGCCATCGCACCTTGTGACCGTGCGCCAGCGTCCGCCACTATGCACTCTATGTCTTTTGCAGACTTTCCCTCCTCTGTACTCGCACCTCCCATGTTTCTGGTTCCTTCTCTGGTGTACTGATCACTACGATACTCTGTACGTTTCTCAGTGCTTCCTCCAAAGAATCCCCTCTTAGTCTTGTCGAGATTCAATGATCTCTCAGACTCTAAAACCTTAGGATCGTCGGCACGAAACTCAATCTCGTATCCATCCTTGCCTGCTTTGATCTTGTAAGATGAATAAGGACCGTGAGGAATGTTGATTGTAGGTGGTTGAAGAACCTTTTCTTCTGGTGGGTTAAACACATAACCCAGAAGTCCAATATGTGCCACACCAATGGCGGCACCAACTCCTATTGCAATTCCTTTGATGGGTAGTTTAACAGTCATGGCATTGGCAGCACGTTTAGCAGTCATGGCATTGGCAGCACAGGACCAGTTGTGGATGGCAAGGCAGGAACCTCAGGCATAGCAGAGTCCAGCATACCAGGAAGAGCAGCAGATACTGCTTCCGTTGCTGCCTTAGTAGCAGCACTCTTTACTTGCTCAATCAGAGCATCCTTATTGAGGAGGACATAACTAGCACCACCAATCAAGGCAGCACTAGTAAGACCAGACAACAGGGCGACAACGTTAATTAGTTTTTGCATCTTTCTTGGGTTCGATAGCGGATACTACAACAGGTTCTTCTTTCTTGGCATTAACTGCTTTGTTGGCATTTCCGTTGGCATTTCCACCACTCTTGGCAGGAGACAGTCCGAAGGCAGCTAACGATCCAGAAAACACAGAGGCGATGAAGGTAGGGTCAAAGTCAAGAATCTTTTGACCGTTGGGTAAGCGAACGTAAGAGAATGTGAGGAGAGAAGCAGACCAAATAAGTACAACGACTTTCACCAGATTACCAAGAACTTCACTTTTATCTTCATCGTGGTCCTTCTCTACTTTGGGCTTTGAATCAGCCATAGGTAGAGTAAGCAAGACTCAGCTATTTATGTAATACATCATTGCCAATGGCAAGAAAGTCCATGTTTGTCTTGGAAAACAATTCTTTCGCTTCCCAATGCTTTGATGCAATAGGTTTACCACCCAGATTGAGTGACGTATTCAGTATGACACTAGAACCCGTCAGGTCTTTGTATGCTCGAAGTAATCTAGCGTACTGTCCATCTCCCTGTACCGTCTGAATCCTGCACGATCCATCAATGTGAGTGACTGCTTTAAGACTCTCATCCTTACACTGGAATGATGCATTCATCCAGGGGATAGGTTGCGATACACCCACAAAATGTTCCTGCACATCCTCGTAGAGGACTGATGCACCGAATGGACGGAAGTGTTCACGATGCTTGACTCTACTGTTCAGAGTATCCTTCATGTTTTTGATCCTTGGATTGCACAGAATACTCCTATTACCCAGTGCTCTGGGTCCAATCTCACCATGTCCTTGATACCACCCAACAATGTTACCTGCTGCAATCTCTTCTGCCATGGTGACGATAGTATCATCAGTAACTTCATCAGTTCCCTCATCATCTTGCCAGAACGGAAACCCAGATGAGTCAAATTCCTCTTCATGGAAATGCTGACGCAAGAATTCAACAGCACCTAGCGACAGACCACAGTCATTAGCATGTGGAATGGTGCTCAACTTAGCACCCTTCTGGATAGCATCACCCACAAACACACAATTCTGTGCTACACCACCAGTAAATCCTACGGTATCAGTAGAGTAAACATTATCAACCACACCTACTAATAGATCAGCAAGTTTCTGTGACGTGAGTTCATGCACAGTTCTCAACCAGTTGATATCAAAATCGTTATCCCACTTACGATCCCAAGAATCATAGTTCCAGATCTTCTTGATCTGACTCAGAGGATACTGGTCCATCTTCTCAAAATATTCTTCATCGATTATACCGTATGCTGCTAGTCCCATGACCTTTCCAGCAAGATCTAGACCATCTGGGGTCACATCTTTCAGTCCTAAGGTAGCACCAACCTTCGCCATCTCGATACCGATGGACCCATGCTTGTTGACATTGTACTCTACACCTAATTCTCTATTCACGAATAGCGAATGAGACCTTTCATTGCTACCATAACCATCAAACACATAGTTTGTATAAGGGATACCCACTGGCCATTGTGACAGAACGTGTGCCCAATGATGGTCTACTGCAAAACAACGACATTCTAGACCTAGATCAATCTCTCGGTACAGTTCTCCTTTATCAAACTCAACCTGATCACTGATGATCGCAATAGCATCCAGTTCATAGATATGGATACCCCATTCATCCAGAAGATCCTGCCATTGCCATGTGTTATTTAACCCATGGTGCTTGATACCAAAATACCTCTCCGTAGAGAGGTACTTAACTTTCTTGCCATCAGTATAACAAATGTTAGAGTCGTGATCTTCGACTCTCAAACCAAGAAATTTCATTCACACTCACCTTCGGTTTTGAATAGTTTACGACACTTCTTTACTTCTTTCAACTCATCCTTAATTTGTTTGTAAGCATCTTCTGGTGAGATTTTCCTTGATAATTCCAGAGCACAGATAATTTCTACTCTGGTGCCAAAGTGTTTCAGCGCCTCTTCAAAACAGTTCAGTTCTTCGTACATAATTAAGACTCAGCAACGACTTTCTTTTTGCCAATGTTATACTTGGATTCTAGTGTCCATTCGGACTTATCCTTATATGATAGCACCTTAATCTGGTTGAGTGGTGCAATATCGACAAGACCTTCTGCTTCAAAGTCTACTAGACCCCAGTCAAACAGAAGTTTTGCAATGCGATTACGACGTTCGATGTCGTTCCTTGTGATGTTGGCGGGCTTGCCGTCCAACGCAAACAGTTCTTTGAAATGGACAATGTAATACTTGCCCTTCTTATGCAGGATATGGCATGACTGATACAGTTTACGATCCTTACGGGATGCAACACCGATTCTAGTCAGAGTTTCACGCACTTTGAGAAAGTCATCAGGTTCTTTCAGTGCCACCTCTAACATCATATCCTGAGACCAAGAGATCTCGTCACTCATCTTACTCCTCCAATGTTTAATTTAGATTTGATGACTTCTAACTGATCCTTGTTGAGCAGTTTCAGGGCATCTCTCGCCTTGTCGGTGCTATATCCGTAGAACTGTTTTACTAGTTCTAGATCATTATCTGTCTGGACTTTGTTCCAAGGCGCGAAGCGTTTGGATTTCCTAATACTATATAGGTAATAGTTATATTGCATGTCTGGATCGAGATCGTACATACGATTCATCTCGTTGACATGCATGATGCAATCAATGTGTCCAGCAAGACACTTATTGACTACAAAGGATGGATACTTCTTCATCGCACGTTCGTCTTCGTGGATGTCTCCTTGCTTCAAGTTGATACCATTAAGGTAATCTTTCAGCTGGTACTCATACTCCTTCATAGATCAGTGCTTCGAGTGGGTTAGGGGGTGCTACGTCGTAGTTAGATACCAAGAGTTCAGACTTCTTGTTGTTCTCTCGGTGCTTCATGCCATATGTGATGTCGAAGTATCTCTGATGATACCCTTCAAACATCTGCTCAATCTCTTCGTCTACATTATAGGTGACCATCCACTTGTGAATACACTCCTTACATGCTTCTCCAAAATTAGCATGGTCAAAGTTCTTGTGCATCTCTGCGTTAGTACCATAGAGAAAAGAACCAATCTTATATGGAGGATCAAGGAAGCAAAACACACCATCATCCCCTGAAAGCAGTTCAGTATAATCTAAATTAGTGATGTGCCAATCGGCAATGATGTCCTGATACTTCTTCAAGTTTGCTGCACCACGTAGGGTAAAGTTCTGTTTGGAAGCAGACTCAGAGAAGGAGGAGTTCTCTGTCAACCCAGAGTAAGAACACTTATTAAGAACCCAAAATAGCACAGCTTGACGAAAAGGATCGGCTTCGGATATCTCTTCCTTACTTCGTATGAACAACTCCTTAGCAAGGGGAGCGGTCGCATGGTCTTGCTTGATGCCATAGCAGACATCAGACAGTTCGTCACCTGCTTCTTGTAGGTGGACCCAGAAATTATAGAGGTAATAGTATTTGTCATTGACCCAAACAGGAGTATCAGGATGTAATTGCGAGAAGTAGAGTGCCATTGAACCTCCACCCAAGAAAGGTTCTCGATACTCTTTGATTCCTGTTGGGAACCACTTGTACAATGATGCTGCTGCTCGCGACTTACCACCTGGGTATCGCAGCGGGGTCTTCAATAGTTTCATAATACATTAATGTTCGCCATGGGTACACCCTGAGGACCAGCATTTACTGGACCATTAGGGAGGGAGTTGAAGGACATAGTGTACCGATCAGTCTCACCAGAATGAGGTTCACTGTAATGCCTCAACCATCCAGGGAAGACAAGAAGTTTACCAGGTTCTGCGTTAAATCTTTCATAGGGTCCGTCGAACCAATCCCTAATGATCTCCAAGGTATCAAGATTGCGGATATCAACAGGGTCTTGAAAGACTGTATTACTTCCTTCTGTGAAATAGAATACGCCAGACAGATAAGAATAATTGTGACGATGAAGAGGATGACTAGCACCTGAACCAGGAGGTGCCCAATTCGCCCAAGAAAGAGAGATTTTAAGTTCTTGTGCTTGGAGAGCAAGGTCGCAACGAATGAAGTCCAGAGAGTCATGGAAGAACCCAATCAGCGGTGCCATTTGTTCTTCGTTATGTATGTCTCCACGACTGGTTCTGACACCAGCAGGGAAGTTATACATCGCCAGATCTAAGGTCTTGATGTATTCCAATGCTTGATCTGCCATCCACATATCTTCTTCACCCAGGTCAAACTGGTAAACAGTAGTAGGGAATAGATCATGCTTGGTAATACTCATTTGAATTCACACCTCATCATGATTTCTGTCATGAATGCAACGAGGTTAATCTCCTGATCCATGACAAAGTTTGCTTTGTACTGGTACTCACCGATCACAAGGACTGCTTCGGGAATACTTGCTGGTTTCAAATATGTATAGAGGGAGTCATAGACCTTTCTCATGATTGCATGAGGTTCGTTGTCCATGTTGGCAACAACCCACTTCTTAACGTCAGTAAACTTACGGTGCTTCAAGAAGTCCATCAGGTCTGACATGGCAATGTCAGAAGAATTACCCAGAATACCTGCGTCAATGGTGCCTCGTGAGGCATAGCGTTGCAGTTCATTCAGGGTGCGACGGAAGTCAGGGAAGTGTTTCAGCACCACCTCACGCAGCACTGCCATCTCAAACTCAACACCCTCCTCAGCGAGGATCTGATGCACACGTTTGAAGAATGCAGCAGCAAGGAACTGCTTCTCCTTGCCTCTGACGTTAAACTCCACCACCGAGCACCGAGAGTGCAGCGGTTGGATGATCTTGTTCTTGTAGTTGCAGGTGAAGATGAAGCGACAGGCACCCTGAAACTCCTCCACAAACGCCCTCAGGAGCATCTGTACGTCAGGAGTGGTGTTGTCTGCCTCATCGATGATCAGCACCTTGTGCTTCGCCTCAGAGGTCAGGGAGACGGTAGACACAAAGGACTTAGCACGGTTCCGAACAGTGTCCAGAAAGCGACCTTCGTCCGATCCGTTGATCACATAGTAGTCAGCACCTAGTTCATTACAGAGTGCCTTAGCAATGGTAGTCTTGCCAATGCCAGCAGGACCAGCAAGCAAGAGGTTCGGTAGTTCACCCTGTTCGATGAACCCTTTGAACATCTTGGTAGTTTCCTCAGGAAGGATACAATCATCCACAGTCTGAGGTCGATACTTTTCAACCCAAAGGAATTCGTTCATTTCTTCTCCTGCTGTTTTTTTAACCACTCTTGGAACTCTTTCTTACCTGCCACTACCTTCCACCAGGGAGCGTAGAGGGGACCATCATAGTCCTTCTTCTTAGTATTCACTGTCGGGTTCCAATGCTAGCATCAGTTCGATGTTCTCAACAGTATGAGATGCAGTCTCGTTGACAATTCCCACCAGTCTAGCAACCTTCTTCTCGAACAGTTCAATGTTGTAACCCTTGGCAGCACGACAAGGTTGTCCATTAGTCATCAGGATCGACATGTTCTCGATCTTCATACAGAAACAGAACTCTTTGTCTGCCTCACCCAGTTCGATCTCCAAGGAGTTAGACGTAGAGTTACGCTTGTCAGTCACGATGGCAAAAAGTTTACCTTCTTTACCTTGGAAACACAGATCAGGCAGTTGATAGTGCGATGCAGTGCCGAAGATCTGGATCAGTTGATCGTTAGACAGTTTGGTGATAACAGCAGGTTCACCGAGAGAGTTGATGTTATCAGGTGGAACCGTGATCATACGCTCCTCGGCGTAGTAATACTTCATTCGACTGCCATTGTTGCTGATTTCGACACGGTTAGTGTTGAACTCAACCTCAGGAGACGAAGTGTTGTTGCGAGACAAGACCTTGATGGTTTTCATCATGTTACCCAGGTCGTAAATGGGTGCCTTGCTCTCAAACTCTACATCCTTGAACGTACAAGACCCCAGGATGTTTCTGTTGTTAGAGATGGTGGATACTTTCTGACCTGGTTTGAACATAATCGAAGGATTGATGTTCATAAACAGACTCAGAATCTCCATCTGAGGTTCGGAAAATTTCATACAGGTCATCGGTTAGGGTATTCTTCGGTAGGGGTAGCGTTTTTGTCGTTGAAGTGCATCAACAGAACAGCATAGTGTAACACCTTCATGATGTCACGTCTAGCGGTTCCTTTCTTGTCATAGCGAGTAGCATACTTCAAGATGTTACTTCGACAGAATGCTTCACCGTCACCACATGCTTCAATCAGATCGAGAGTTTGCAAACCATCGTTTGAATAGTGCTGATTGTACGTGGAACTGATGTATTCTTTCAATTGTCTGAGGATTTCTTCCTCATTGTACTTGTTACTCATAATTTAACAGAATCGTTCAAGTGTAGCGGTGTGAAGATCAACTCGTTCAGGGAGTTTGGACAACTGGACGATAGCGTCGCGTGTAAATGGGTTCTGAACATTGGATTCATCCCACCAATGGACCACTTTGCGAACACCAGAGATGATTGGTTTCACACGGTGGATGATGCCCGTAGGATATATGACAGCATACCCTGCGGGTAGTTTAATACTAACACCAAAGTCACCAAATCGCAACTCTAACTCACCACCTTCGTAATCAGTCGGGTCATTGAGGAAAAGTGTGGTAGATATATCCAATCTCAGACCATCGATGCTAGTAATCTCGTCCTGATGCCAGTCATAATCCTGTCCAGCAGTGTATTTTTTGTAGGTAAACCCACTCCTGCCGCTGGATAGTGTAAGTTCTGGTTGAAGAGAGTTAGCAATCTGTTCGTCTAACCACTCTGGATCAATCCCTTTGTGTTCGTTGACGTTTTTGAGGGGATTTGTGACCAAAATAGGGTCAACTTGACCTAAGACTCGGGATACACCCGAGTCGTCAAGGATTTGTGTACGATACAGCATCAGTCTTGGAGCAGAGGGGACTCATCAAGGTCAATCTTAGCATCAATCTTGCTGTAAAGTTCAAGGAATGATGCTTTGGTCTCGTCATCGAAGCGATTCAGGCACAGTTTGATCGCTTTCAGACGGTTGTTGAAGATAGCGAAGGCACGGATGACGTGAACCAGGCGACGGGTGCTGATAACCTCGTCACAACCACCCTCAGCGAAGGTTTTACGGATGATTTCTGCCCAAGTAGTGAGGTTGGAGATGAATTCATCGTCGCAGCAGTTGAGTTCCTTGCAGTAGTTGTTGAGCATCTTGGTCTCGATGCTAGCAGTAGGGTACTCTTGCTCGAAAGTGAGAGGAAAACGCTCCAAGAATGCCTCATTGAGCACGTTTGTGCCGATGAAACGACCATCATCGCTGCCCTTACCCTTAGTGTTGGCAGTAGCGACAACAGTGAACCCAGGTGCAGGGTTGATAGTGACACCAGTCTTCTTCAAATAGATGCCTTTGCCTTCAAGAATGGACTGCAAGCAGAGGATTTTGTTACTAGCAAGGTCGATCTCATCGAGAAGAAGCACTGCACCACGTTGGAGTGCCTCAATGACGGGACCATTGTGCCAAACAGTGTTACCGTCCACAAGGCGGAAACCACCAATAAGGTCATCTTCATCAGTTTCTACCGTAATGTTGACACGAATCAGTTCACGACCGAGGGTAGCACATGCTTGCTCGACACCGAAGGTCTTACCGTTGCCAGACAGACCCGTGATGAAGACAGGATAGAAGATACCAGACTTGATAATCTTCTTTACATCAGCAAAGTTACCGAACGGGACAAAATTATTATCTTTGGATGGAATCAAGTTAGTAGAATCCCGATCGGGAACAGCAGGTGTAGCAGAAGGAGCATTGAAAGTCTTCTCGATTTCTTGTGCAGTCAGACACCACTTGCCACGACCAGACTTATAGGAATCAAGTCGCTTAGTAATAGTAGGATAAGAGACATCGAAGTGGTCTGCTGCACGGAGAAGGTGAGGAGTTTGAACGTCTTGACCGAAGTTGCGGGTGAGGAAGTCAATGATTTCGTTGGTGGTCACGTCAGCGGTGCGAGGCATTGTGGGTGTCTGTCGATTACCTAGTAATCATACAAGAAAAAAGGGGGTCCGAAGACCCCCTGAGGACACTATGCGATCTGTCCTGCGAACGATGTAAGCATCCTTCGGTTGACAGACTTGGACTTCAAGGACTTCATAAATGCTGACTTGATCTGAGTCTTGGTTGCGTCGTCAACAACCTCCATTTCAGTGTCAGAACTGTATGAATTGGACTTCAAGACATAGAGTTCAGTGTAAGGACTGTTGTGAACAATAGTAGACTTGTTCTTGGTGAAATCTTTGGAGTATTTATCGGTGTCCCAGATACCCAGGACATGCAGATAGTGGACCATAGAACGATTTTGACAGATACGGAACCCAAGAACACTGCACTGAGGGTATGCAGCACGGAGGATCTTTAACAGACCAGCAGTAGCAGAAGAGTTAGCGTTCTCGATGCCAGTGTGGTAACGACCATTGTCACGAACAACAGTGTTGTAAGGCAGAGTAGAGACATAAGGACGATCAAAGTATACCGAATCCTCAGGAGACTTCGTGTATCCAATGCACTGGGATTCACCGTCAGTCAGAACCAGCAGATGAGTCTTCTCAACACCCCGCTTACGCTGCCACTCGCCAAGATACTGACGCATAACCACGAGAGCATCATTCAGAGGAGTGCCACCCAGACCAAGGAAGGAAGGAGGAGCAGGACGGAAGTTGTAGTAACTCTGAGGTTTCCAATAGTTGGCAACACGATAGAGGAACTTACACTGACGCTTGAAGTTTTTGTTGTTACCTTCGCTAGACAGCAGGTTGACCAGTTTGAAACGCTTATCCAACCAGAACTCACCAGCATTGCGGGTCTGAGGATCAGGAAGATCTTTCCATTCAGCATCAGATTCGAGACCGAAGAAGCGATTCTGCTGGTGATCAGTGACGAAAGAGTACACATCGAAGGGGATACCAACCTTCTTACAGAACTGAGCAAGGTTGATGACCTGACAGACAGTCTCAAAGATCTCCTGTGCCATAGAACCAGACCAATCAAGTAGGAAGATCAGACCATGGTTCTTACCATCAGGAGTACGAGTCACCTTCTTGAAAATGTCATCGTTGAACTTGTAGGTATGCAGTTTGCTAAGGTCAAGAACGCCAGTACGGGAGGTTGTAGACCGTGCATAGGCAGAAGCAGACTTCTTACACTCAAACTCCTTGACCAGGTAGTTCACATCCTTAGCAGACTTGTTGCAGAACTCGTTGAAATCAGCATCAACAGCAGCAAAAGGAGACTCATGATCGGAATAGTATTCATCCCACCACACCTCTGCTGCATCCCACAGAGCAACGTTAGGGGTGATGATCTTACTCATGTCAAACTTAGGAAAAGTGACATAGGTAGGGGGAAGGGCACCCTTGTTGATTAGAGACTGTGCCTTGGTATCAAAGTTGTCCTGAGTTGCAACGTTGTCAATGTCAGGTTCAGCGTAATCGAAGGACGGAGTGTCCAGATCAGCGTCACCTTTGTCGAAGTTACGATTAGTACGATCGTCTTCCTCAGGGTCACTGTCAGTAAACCAGGGGCGTGGTTCGTCACCTTCACCAGATGCTTCGTTCTGCTGCTCACGTTCCTGTGCTTTGTCAAGCATCTCTTCGTGAGTCATGCCAGAAGATTGTTGGTTACCCTGAGGTGACGGAGTGACAGACTTTTGCTTTTCCTGCTGCTGTTTTGCATACTCGTAAATAGCAACAGCGGCGGCAATCGCCTCTTCAAACGTCTCAGCAACGCCCACAGCGTCACGTAGAGGGGTCTCAGCGTCCTCAAAAGGCAGCAGTGCATATGCACCGATCTTGTAGTGTAGGTTGATCCGATCGATGAGAGTCATCTTAGTCAGGTCTTCATCCTTGATGCAGAAGAAATCCTGAGCATTGAGTTCCTGATAACCACCATAGAAGTCTTTGGTGAGACCAGGGTACTTACGCTTCATCAGTTTCTCGATGCGAGCATCCTCAGTCACGTTGACATATGCCTTGGGGCAAGGCAGGTTGTCAAGACTGTCATCGTTGGGGGTGTACAAGGCATGACCGACCTCATGACCAACCAGCATGGTGTACACTATATTGCTTGCACGGTCCCACAGAGGGAGAGTCAGGACACGCTTCTCAACATCGAAGGAAGCAGTAGAGACTTGCTTGTGCTGCACCAGCAGGTTCTCGGTGGCAAGCAGGCGGGCGAGGTTACCTTTGATTTCTTGGGTGTTGTACATCGGTTGTCGTCTGTATGAATACAGTATAAGACCCCATGGGAGATTTCCCACAGGGTCTGTGACGCTTATTCAGGTGTCCCTTGCGGGTCTTCGTCCAACGGTCTTATGAACTGGGAAGCAACCATGTCTGTTGCTTGCAAGTAATCATACATATACCTGACTGCTGAGTCAGGCATCGTGTGGTCCCCGCAAGTAAACACATCACAGACTGCCATAAGTTTCTCTGGCCAAGTATGAATGCTGATATGTGACTCTGCTAGGAGTGCGACAGCAGTAACACCAAGTGGGGAGAACTTGTGACTGGTAATGTCTAGCAAGGTTGCTTGTGACATTACCGCTGCATTCACCAGACAGTTTCTAATATCTGCTTCGTCATCCAGTTTATAGAGTGGACAACCTTTGAGTGTGAAGAGTATGTGTTTCATCCCTGTATAGATGCCATGGTGGAAAAGTCTCCGTCTTTCGAGAACTCTACGATACGCTCAAACTTATCGTAGAGTACGTCACCCTTATGTGAGATCACAAAGAGGTTAGTCTTTTCCCCCAGACCCTGCAATATCCTCATCAGTTCGTCAGTAGCAGACTGATCGAGCGACGAATCAAACACTTCATCAAGCAGAAGAAGGTTTGTTGATACACTGTTTTTTAATTTAGCGACTTCACGCCAAGTAAACAACAGTGCCAGATCGATCTTTTGTTTCTCACCCTCAGAGAACGATGCATAGGAGAAATCGTCTCGAAAACGAGAAAGGATCTTCTCGTTAAAGTTATCATCAAGCGTGAAGTTCACATAGAAATCCATGCTTTGAAGATATTTATTGATGCGCTGGTTAATGACAGGAATGAACTTAGAAATAATCTTAGTCTTAATCCCACCATCTTTGAGCAGACCAGCAACAACTTTGAGATGATCCGTCTGCTTGTTTATATTAGAGCATGATTTCTGCTTGGTGTCAAGTAGTCCTTGCATCTCAACCAGTTCTTGCTTTTCCTTCTCCAAAGAAGCAGAGTCACTACCTACATCAGTCATGATCTGTGTGTTCTCTTTGAGGAGACGCAGTTGTTCTTTGGTAAGAGACTGAATCTCGTACCTCATGTTGTTGATCTTTGATGCTTTGTTGCGAAGTTCTTTGACTTGATTAGAGAATGTGGTGATGCTACCAAGAATCTTAGATTGGGCATCATGCAGTTCAACACATTTCTGATTGAGTTCTGCTTGCTTGTCAACACGAAAGTCTCTGTCGATCTCCTGTGTACATACAGGACAGGTTTTATGCTCTACAAAGAAGTCGTAGTCTTTTTTAGACTGCTCATACTTGTGATGCAGTTTAGACTTCATGTCCTTGAACTTCTCATGCTTCTCAACCATGACATCCAGTTGCAGGATCTCTGGTTCCATAGCATTTACATCCTTCTCGATGAGTTTGATCTTCTCACCGATCTCCATAACACGATTTTCATTCTTGACAAAGCGTTCTTGCTTGCCTTCTACGTGCTTGGCATCAACTTCTTCCAGGTTCTGAATGTTACGAACCTGCATGTCAACCTTTTGTTGTGCAAGTTCTAGTTCGTACTCACACTGACGTTGCTCATCTTTTGCATCTTTGATCCTCTCTTTGAGGATACCATTCATCTGCGAGAAGATTTGGATATCAAGGAGGTCTTCAATAACTTCTCTTCGATGAGCAGCAGGCAACTGCATGAAAGGCACAAAAGTGCTACTTCCAAGAATAACAACCTGAGTAAAAGACTTGAAGTTAAGTTTGAGAATGCTTTGTTCAAGGTGTTTTTGGTAGTCCTTATTAGCAGCGTCCTGATCAACCAGTTCATTATTACGGTAGATCTCAAACACGCTGGGTTTGATACCACGTACTATTTTATAATCGATAGTGCCTATCTTGAACTCTACCTCCACCAAAAGTTCACGTTCGTTAACACTATTGATCAGTTGTGGTTTGTTGATCTTGCGAAACGGTTTGTTGAACAAGACAAAACAAAGCGCGTCAAGAATGGTACTCTTGCCCGCGCCGTTATTTCCTACGATCAATGTAGTGGGTGACTCTGTGAGATCGACTTCGGTGAACTGTTGTCCAGTAGACAGAAAGTTCTTCCATCGGATCTTCTCAAATGTGATCATGCTAATCGGTATCTCGTGGAGGGAATACTATGTCGTTTGGTGTGATGACAGTGTAGTTGTAACCATACTGAGTACAATTTTCTTTGACAATCTCTTCTTCGACTTCCATGACTTCTAACGCACGCTTGTAGTCGTCCGCCATCAGGTAACCGTGATACCGTTTAGCATCATCTTCTTGTTCAAAGATCTGAACTACCCTTTCATGGATAGTGTCATCCCGAACAGCATACACGCCACCTGATTTCTTGTCAACTAGAACGTACATTATAGTCTTAGTGCCTCTACATACAAGGATTTGAGTATACCAAATACTTCCTCCTTATTGTCGATCTCTTTGACACAGTTGTGAAGAATGCTCAATGTGTCCTCTTGTTCTAGATCCTCATCAACGTCATCGAGATGCACGAATGTATCTTCGATGATCTTCAAGTCAACAATACCTGAGTCGTTGATTTTTTTGAGGGTTTTGTCAAACAGAACTTGGTCCTGTTTTTTCTCGACAATGAGTTTGACATAACTACCTTCCAGAGAGTTGTAATCAATGGTGGCAGTTTCTGAATCCCGATAGTAGATCTTGTGGAACATACTGTTAGGATTCTTTACAAATGTGAGTTTCTTGGTATCAGTATTTAGTACATGAAACCCACGTTCGCAACCGTAATCATTCCAGAACATTTGGTACGGATTACCGAGGTATACTACGTTACCCTTCTTAGATCTGTGATGAAAATGACCACTACACACTAGATCAAACTTGGAGAACATGCTGGGATCATCCCCATGTTCCATGGTGTATCCAGGAATAGGTTCAAAAGAATTAAGTTCAAGATGGCCCAGGCAGATAGATGAATTACTGCTCTCAATCGCGTCGAGTGCTCTTCCTCTATTGTCATCACAAATCCAAGGCAGAAGAAGTATGCTACTACCACCGATAGATAGTTCCCTAGGATTATCCACGACAGTAATGTTGTCGTAGTCTCCGAGCAGAAGTTGGGGACTATTAATTCTGAGAGTATTCTTGTAGTAGATGTCATGGTTCCCCACGAGCATGTGCATTTTGACATCACGCTCGCGTAAAGGATTAAACCACATTGCTTTCGCTGCATCCAGCGAGTTGTAGTTGATACCTTTTCTTCTGTCGAACGTATCTCCCAAAGCGATCACGTTAGTGATCTTATGCTTATCTATGTAAGGGAGTACGGTTTTGGAGTAGAACTTTTGATACTTGTTAACATATGCCTGACTATCGTTTCGAGCACCGAAGTGCTGGTCAGTTATCAGAAGTATCTTCATACTCAATCACAAGTTTCTTGTAGGGTTTGCCTGTACTAGTGACACATGTCTGAGTGTATGTTACACCGCCGACAAGTTCAGTCAGTTCTGAGATCAATTCTTTGGTACGGTCTTCGGCGGTGCCACCCCGCCAGTAGTTTACCATGTAGTTGTCGGACATCAGTACCTCGTGTTGGTTTCGACTCGTGCCTTAATGTAGTTCATGTCTGCCGCGTTGTCAAGGTCATCACTATGCATGACTTCCTCCCACCCCTTACGTTCTAGGATCTTCTCTCTGATTGACTGCTGCCTCTTCTCTTTGGCAATCCTACGCAGGTATGCATAGTACACAATCTGTGTGAAGTATGCAAAAGGGTTGGATGATTTCTCTGGATCGAAGTTATGGATGTACTGAATACAGTTCTCAATCCCATCACCAATCATGTCCTCACGGTACATGTAGTTGATGAAGTTGGGACGATACGAAAGGTGAGTAGCAATTTTAAGGAAGCATTCGCCAATATAGTTGGACACACGAGGTTTGGATTCTCCTTTCTCTGCTGCCTGAACACACTTATTGCGATAGATAATCAGTTCATGGAGGAACTGCTTGTTATCCACATAGTGTTCTTTCTTTTTGGCGTTCTTCCGTGCTGGCATAGAAATAGTCATAGTTGTCCTTCACGGATAGCATAATGTTATCGAATGTTGACGAAAATGTCAAGTGACAAGGTGACAGCTTGACAAGAAGAAGAATAATAATTATAGTAACACAGTCAGGGTTCAGAGACAGAGTACCTTTAAGTTATTACTTAGTGGTAATGAGATCCGTTCTTAAAGATCTTCTCCAAGAACGTTCTTGCTTCATCAACCTTAGACACTAGACCCATGCTTTTGTTCATTGGAACTTCGGTCTCGTCGTCCTCTTCCTTCTTAATCTCTCTTCTAACCCAACGCTTATACATCATCACTGCTTCCTTTGACATAGGAGCAATGGTAGTGACAGATGATTCATCCAGGACATAGAAGTCTTCATCGGAGAAGTTCATCCAACGGATGAATGCCATAGCAACCTTTTGACTCTTAGTCTCTTCATCAGGATCCAACTCGATAACCTTAGTCTTAGCAGGATTCTGAATGAAGATCATATCTCTCTTAGTATCAGGATCTTGACTAACGAGGATCTCACCTAAGACTTCCTCTCCTGATGTTAGTTTGACTGCACCAAAGAACTGTTCGTCGTGTCGAATGTAGTTAATCATGTAGTTTGATCTCCTTTATTTCGTAATTGAATGACTCTTCTTGATAGATCTTGATTCTTTCAGCAAGATGACGAAGGGTATAATTACTTCTGGATCCTCGGGAGCAGTTGTCTGCAATGTCATACAACGTTGCCTGCGCCTTGTTTTCACCTTTACGAAGGACACGTCCAATAGATTGGAGGTTCCTTACTCTCGACTTGGATGGACTAGCAAAAATTACATTATGTAGATTCTTGATATTGATACCAGTAGAGAAAGTACCATACGATGCCAAGATGATGGCATTGTTTTCTTTCTCACAGATAGATCGTGCTTGTTCACGATCATAGGCATCAATGCCTCCATGAATAAAGAAAGTTCTGCGTGATTCAGGACCCGTCTTTACCTTATTATTTAGCATCTCCCACAAAGGGTCCCCGTGCTTCTCCACGTAGTTGAACAGAATAAGGGTGTTACCTTTTAGATCAAACGCTAAGTTGGTAATCAGATTGTTTCTCTTTGGGTGACTGATGATGTAGTCCATCTCCTGATGGTAATCATCAAAAGGAACATATCCATGTTTCAACAGTAGGATATTTACTTTCAGTGGAGTAAGGTGTCCCTTATTCATGAGGTCAGCAGTGTTTGTCACCTTGTCACATCGACCAAACAAACCTTCTAACACCAACTGATGAGTGTGCATACCATCCAGAGTACCTGTCAGTCCTACACGGTATTTTGCATCATGGCACTTGGTGAGAATACCTGACAGACTTTTCGCTTTATACAGGTGTGCCTCGTCACCGATGACTACATCGAAGTCCTTGAAGAACTTACGAGGTTCCTTGTAGATACTCTGCCATGTAGAGATGACCACAGGAGCGTTTGTGTACTTCTCTGTGCCACCCATGATCTTGTGACAGTATGCATCTGCTTTCCAACCATACTGTTGGAAGTCCTTGTACATCTGTTCGACCAATGATACAGTAGGTACAATAATCAACACACGACGATCCAGACCCAGGTGCCAACGCACCAGAGCATAGATGATCAGAGACTTTCCTGATCCTGTCGGGGATAGTAGAAGTCTGCGATTGTACCTAAGTGCCTGGTAAATTGCTCGTAACTGGTAATCTCTTGCTTTGAAAGGGAGTCCGAGAGATCTAACAAACCCCGCAGTTGCCTCAGGAGATACGAGTAGTTCACATTCATTTGGTTTACCATAGAACTTGCTGTCTTCAACTTCCCATTCATATCCTTTTTCGTCGAGAAATTCACATAGGTAATCAAAAAGACCCGCATATATCTCCCCAGTAGCAGGAGAATATAGGCGAATCTTTCCATCCCACTTAAATTTGTTGTACTGAGGCATATACTTTGCCTGAGGAACATCGAACTGAAAATGATCACTGAGTTCCTGATGAACATGTGGTTCTGCTGTTACCTTGACATAGACTTCATTCTTCTTTTCAATCTTAGTAATCACCATGTCGTCTCAGATCAATGAAATTCTTAATCTGGAACCCACGAGAGGAACACTGTTTAAGAATCTGTTCTAAGTAATTTATACAAGTTTCAAGGTAGTCAATCTTCTGCTTGTTTCTCAACCAGTCTTCGTCTGCCCAGATGTATGTGGTGATGTCAGTTTTGAGTACCTTATGGTTGAATGGTTTCTCAGCGTACACTTTGGCAGGTGCCTTGCCTGAGTAGTATTCAAACTTCTGTTTGTAAAGCATCTTTGCCTTAGTCTCAGCATCTGATAGCATCAGTTTGAACTGAGACCAGATGTTCAGGTACTTCTCATGGATAACAGTAACCTTAAAGTTTTCAGTGTCGAGATCGTTCTGGTCTACAACGCAGTCCTCTCTCCACATGTCACGAATTTCATCTAATGTCATTCAAGTGTGGTCCTCCGTTGACCTTCAATGTCTACAATGTCATACGCAGTATACCTGAATTCGACTGATGCCGTGGCATACTCTGTACCATCAATAGTAGCATTAAATTCCAGAGCATTCAACGACACAGGGAACAAGTCTTTGAAGTTGACAAAGAAGTTAGTCTGCATGTTGGAGTTCATGACAGCAAGAGAACCGTCACAGCGTGGTGTATACTTATCTTCATAGTCTCCACGTTCCCATGTGTGGTTACCGCCACTGATACCACGCATCCAGTTGTGGATGATAAGATAGTTTTCTAAATCTTCATCTACCAGGAACGTCAGGATGAACGGTTCGTAGTTCAAACCATGAGCATCCCAAGGTACAGGGCGACCTAGCATAGTAGGTTGCTCGATTGTGTTCAGTCCTATGCCAGGGATGTTGGCAGACTGTGAAAAGTAAGGCACCTTGGGGAACTGTTCTAACAGCATCTTGAACCCAATAGGTGACAGGAAGTTCCTATTCTCTAATTGCTTATTCCACAGACCCACCAGGTCCTGGTTGTTCTCAACGCCATACAATGCCATTACTTGTTCCTCAGGAGTTCTTCAATTCTTCTCCTGGTATTTATGGCATCCTCTTTCTCTTTTTGGCAGTTACGATACCCTCTCTTGCTGTGGGTTATCATATGACCCTGATAGATCATAGTGATACCAAACAAGAAGAGGAGAGCAACTCCAATCCATTCTATAAGTGTGGATTGATCCATGGCACAACAGGCGGGATTACTCCGATGAGTCGAAGGAGACCCTCAGCAAAAAGTGCAAGAACAACCCAACCAACACACATACTGATAATCGAAGCATTACGATTGTGCTTTCGTATGGCATCATCAATCATCTCCTGCACACGTTCTTCTGTGATCCTTTCTGGGATCTCTACATCATTACCCCAGTTCCATTTCATTCTATGTCTTCCCCGTACCAGAAGTCTTCCCAATCAGTATCATCCCCCTCGTACACTGGGCATGGTTCTTGCATGAGGATGTCTGTCTTCATCCGTAAGGTTGCTGCTTGCAACTTGGGAAGCATTTCATCAATGAAATCTAGATCCTTTTTCATTGGCGGTACTCTTTCAAAATATCTAGGACTGCATTGTAGGCGGCATGGGCACCGTCGTGCCATTCACCACCTTTATCTTTATGTTCTCCTTCATAGAGAGCAGTCTTCAACTTGTAGATCCTAGCCTGGATTTCTGGTTTTAGCATGATTCCTCTTGGCATGGGTCACCATAGTATAGTTACTATTTAACAAAAAAGGGGTCCCGAAGGACCCCAAAGAAGACTCGTTTGTGAGCAATCGATCACATGAGGTTATCGACCAGCACACGACGATAGTAGCGGTTGGCGTTAGCATTAAGAGCACCGCTCCCCTGCGTTGTTCCTTCTGCAAACGGGTTGGCGACCATGCCGTAGCGGGTCTTAAAGCCGATCTTGGGCTGGAATGTATCCTGACCAACGGCGCGAACCATTTGGAGGGGCACATAGGGGCAGTAGAAGAGACCAGCATCGTATGCGCTAGAACCTTTGTAACCAGCCACATAGAAGTGACGGTCAGAAACGTTAGCGGAATAGGGGTCAACGTAGACCTTGATGCGTCCGTTCAGTGTACCAGCCAGGGTGCTGCTGTTGTCATCGGGAAGCAGGTTGCTATTACCCGAGAGAGCAGGGGTGTAATCCAGAACACCTGCCATGGACAGTGCCGAAGCAACGTCAGCAGAGCAGATGAGGATGTTACCCTTCCCGCGACGAGTCTCGTGACCGATTGCGTTCATGTCGCGTTCGATCTGGAAAAGGAGACCCTTGAACTTTTCAACCGACCAGCGACCGTTGGAATCAACGTCGAGGTCGAATACGCCAGCAGTAGCTGTGTTGTTCTGAGCGCCAGGGCGAGCAATGCGGTATACGGTACGTACAACTTCGCGGTTGATCTCAGCGAGAACCTCAGTAGAGAGGATGTTGGCGAGCTCAGACTCAGCGTCGAGACCATGAACAGCTTTCAGGTCTTGGGCGAGTTCAAGCGAGTATTCTGCTTTCAGAGCACGGGACTTGGCGGTGACGGTGACCTTCTCGATGGAGAAGTTCATTTCAGCAAAGGCATTGCCTGCTGCATCGCCCAGTGCCTCAGCCTCAGCAGTCGGCATACCGTCAGAGACGGTGTAGGCACCGCTGTCATTCAGCAGACCAGGGTTGGTGCCGCTCTGGGCGGTACGACCGAGGTTCGATGCTGCGTTCTCTGCGGAGAACTCTGTGTCAGCTTCGTTGAAGAAGGACTCAGCGCCAGCGGTACGGTTTGTGCCATAGCGTGAACGCATGGCAAAGATGAGACCAGTAGGACCAGTCATCGGTTGAACGCCTGCGATATCATAGGCGATCAGCTTAGGCATCGAGCGACGGATCAGGGAGATCAGTACGGGGTCGAAACCTGCGACAGGACCAGTGGCAGTGCTGCTATTAGAGAAACCAGCTGTGCCAGCACTCATAGTAGGGGCGGCTTCACTCAGCAAGCCTGCTTCCTCGCGGAGGAACTTTTCTTGGTTTTCGAGCAGGATGGAGGTGACAGCCTTTCTATATTTGTCCGAAATGTTGTTCAGTTCGGAGTGTTCCAGAATGGGTGCCCACTTTTCCTGCAAAGATTCAGAGTTGAACATTTGCTTTTCTTACCTTAATAGTTGGATAGTGGAACTAAAAATCACTTAGCCCAGCGGGAAAGTGCTTGGACGTAGGCAGACATAGTGTCGCCAACTTCCTGATTCTCAACCTGTACGTCCTCGGTGACGGTAGTCACTTCGGGTTTGGTAGAGAAGTACGACTCACGAAGGGTCGCAACCTTCCCACGGAAGGATTCTTCATCATCAAACTCAACTCCCTCAGCAAGAGATGCCAGCTTTTCGCGTTGCGAAAGGGACAGACCCTCGCTCAGTTCGCTCACAATCCCATTCTTGATATAACCGCCGATCTCTTTGGTGAGATCAACGTTCTCTTCGATTTGTTCGTTGAGTTTATTTTGCATGATGTCGAGTTGCTCGATCATTTCGTCAACCAAGTCAACTTTCTCGTCGGGAAGCTCGATGGAGTTCTCGACGAAAACCTGTTTGAGTCCAGCGAGGACAGACTCAGCCATCTCGGTCTTAATACCGTGCTCGATAGCGAGTTCATTGTCCTTTGCCCACTTGCTAACAGCAAACGAAAGATACTCGTCTACTTGCTCAGCAAGTTCGGTCTTGACAGACTCAATTTCTTCTTCAAGAACCTTAGCGTAATCACCATGGATACGATCGAGTTCTTCATTGAGGCGGGAAACAACTGCCGCTTCAAAGATGGTAGCAGCCTTTTCCTTGAATGCTTCGCTCAGGTCTTCACCTTCGGTCAGCGCAGCAACGTCAGCAGAGAGGTCGATAGCAATGATTTCGACTTCTTCTTCCTCAGCAATCACTTCCTCGCCTTCGTTCTCAACGTGATCGAAGGTAGGTTTCTTGGAGAGAGTATCCTGCTTGTTACCAGAAGCATCGGAAGGCTTAGTGGTAGGAGCAGAAGCACTCTTGGCGACGATCTTATACTTGTTCGACTCGTCGTCGGGCTTGCTGTTTTGAGGAGTAGGACCACCGAGGTCCTGAACGCCACCCAGAGAGGAACCGTCGTCTGACAGTTTACCCTGCGGGTCGGCAGGCTTAGCACCAGCAGTCACGCTGGATTCTTCAATGGTAGTTTCTTCAATCTTGTCAGACATTGTGTTCCTCTTGCTGTGGTTGCTGTGATTGCTACTAATTATTTATGATTACAGATTTTTCAGAAACTCTGAAAATGCGGAAATTTTTCTCTCTTCTAACTGGGATTGCGCGGCATTATCGATTCGTCTTTTGATCTCATCGATCTTAGATTCAGCGATGTTGCCATTTGCCCACACCCATTCTTTTCCTTCCATGATCCCATTGACAAATGCGTCAGGGGCAGAGGGATCTGCTACAATATCAGCAGCAGTAGCGAGCATGAAATCCTCGCCAACGATCTTGACACCGTTCTCTTCCTTGATAGAACCGAGACCGCGTGAAGACACACCCAACTTCACACCCTCGTCAAGCAGTTGCTTGGCGATCTTACCCATCGGGGTTTCCAGCAGTCTTGCTTTACCGATGAAGTTGTTACCCTCTCTTTGGAGAGATGTAATAAGGTGAGACGCACGGTCGAGGTTGATGGTAGGACCATCGGGGTGACCCAGTTCACCCAGAGCACGGCCAGTCTTAACGAAATTTTCGTTATACTTCTGGACCTCACGCTCCATGGTTCTCATGGGATACATGCGACCGTTGCGGTTACAGATTTCTGCTTGAAGAAAAACACCTTCGATAAAGGTGTTACGCTTACCGTTCTTACCCTCGGTAATTACGATTCTCGCGTCTTCAATCTTCTCCGTTATCAGTTTCATCAGTTGGTTCCTTTGTGGGTTGGTCGGGGGGAATGGCGTCTTCGGGTTGCTCAGTGTTCTCAGGTCCGTCTTCGGGAACTGCAAACATCTTTGCACCGACATCCTTTTTCATGTCACCAATCTTATCCATGGCAAGGGTTTTCATTTGCTGGTCAACGTAGTCAGAAAGATCTTTCTGTCCAGCAAACAGTGCATTTACAATTTCAAGGGATGTGTCGGAAGGCATAATGTTATGTTCTGGTAATACTATTTAGATGTTTCCTTTTTCAAAGTCTTTTGGATCGATACCCTGTTCCTCTTCTTGCGGAGGTTCGGGTGGCATCAGAGACAATTCCATCTGTGCTTTCTCCATCTGTTGCATCTCAGCAGGAGAGACAACCAGACCAGCTTCAATCTCTTCTGCCATCTGCTTATCGATCTCTTGGAACTGAGCATCAGACTGACGCAGAATGTTACGACGAAGATATTCCAGAGAGAAATACTTGCCAGCGTAAGGATCCATCTGTTGCAAGAGAGCGAGTCTCTCGTTCATGACTTCCTTCTCCTTCATTTCGGAGAAGTAGTTGTCAGCAATGAAGGAATACTGAATGTGCTCCTTCATGTCGTCCCACTCTTCGAGAGTGACGACGCCTTTGAGAACCAGTTGAGTTCTCAGAAGATCGTGAAAGAGATCACTGAACTTCTTACGAAGTCTGGTGACGAACTTCTGGAACTTAACTTCGTCTCTGGTAATCTCGGCACTACGACCGACATTGAAACTGCTTTCAGATTCCAATCTAGACTCTGGGACATTCAGAGATCTATACAGTTTCTTCTGGAAATACTTAACGTCTTCCAGTTCTCCAAGGTTTTGCCCGCCAGGAAGGGTAGAAATTTCTGTGCCGCGCCCACCCTCGCGTCTCGGAAGCCAGAAGTCTTCCAACATAGACATAAATTTCTTATCGTCTCTAATCTCGCCAGTGTCAGCATTGTATACTAACTTATTACGATAGCGAGACATCACTTCACGCAGGTATTGTTCTGCCTTTTGCTTAGGGAGGTTACCTACATCAATGTAGAAGATGCGACGTTCGGGTGCTCTGCTCAGACGATAAATGACCAGAGAGTCCTCAATCATGCGAAGTTGATTGAGTGCCTTAATTGCCTTGTGAAGGTGTGACAACACATAGTTGCGTTGCATATCCAACTGACCAGAGTGGCAGTACGTGATAGCATCTGGCGCAATTTTGATGCCATTGTTCTCGTAACCTTTCAGACCCTTAGGTGAGTAGATGTAATACTCAACAGACTTGGGTACAATAGAAGCAGTCTGAGGATCGATAGGTTGGAGACGATCTTTGGGTTTGTCAAACTCGACAACCTTTTTGATCTTACGAGGATCGATGTATCTAAGTTCCGTAATACCAGCATTAGGATTCTTAGTGTCGATCATCTTATGATAGAACAAGCGTCCATCGATGTACCAGCGACGGAAGATATCGTATGCTTTTCTATCAAAATCTAGAAGAACCAGAACGTTCTCAAACTCTTCGCGGACTCTATTGCGAAGTGTCTGGGATACTTTCAGGTGTTGAAGGTCAATGTCAACGGGGTGATCATTCAGATCCCCAGCAATCGCTTCATTGACAACATCATTAATTGCAGCATCACACTCAGGGTGGAGAGACATCTCACGATATCTACCGATCAGGTCTGCTTCCGATGCCTTGTTAGCGGCATCACCCATCTCAACATACTGTCCAAAGTATCCACCAGCAACGATGGGCTGGGCAGCATCATCAGACTCCTTACGAACAAAAGAAGGACCAGTTGCCTGATCCTTCTTCCTTTCTAACGAATAACCAAATAGTTGAGACATCAACGTGAGCGCAATTTCTTCTCTACTATTTAGCAGGGTTAAATATCAACCCCCTCTTTGACCTCTGCCGCGACGGTTGCGGTTGCGGCGATTACGCTCACGACCGTGAGGTTGGTTGTTATCAGTGGTGGGCTCCCAGTATTGAACTTGGAACTCAACAGTGTACTCTTCGGCGGTGTCATTGCTATCCCATGCCAGGTCAATGGCAGAGATGTTAGAAGGCCAGATACCTTCAAACTGATAGGCACCGTTAGCGCCGTTCTGTCTGTCGTAGTGGAACACACGAGCAGTTGTCTGGTAGTCAGCAATCGTATCAGCACGCTGATAGTTCATGCTCAGTTCCTGAATGGCACGAGCCCATGCTTCAAACTTGGTGCGAAGCTGCATTGCTTCGTCGTTCATCACGGTAACAGTCCAAGGTTCAAACGTTCTGTCACCAGCGATTTTCAGCTGACGACCACGGAACGGAACTTCGATCACACCGATAGTAGAAGCAGGCAGGTTTGCTGCTTTAACGAGGAAGGTGGACAGGTTGGTCTCTTGGTTACGGTTTCTACCGCGACGACCTCTTCGACCTCTACCGCGATCTCTGCCACCATCAGGACGACCAGAGTCGCCATCATCGATGTCGGGGAACTCGATAGCAACTTGGAACAGATTAGGTCTTGCCAGATCCTGAATCTGATTCCTAAAATTCATGATTGACAGAGAGGTTTCAGTTCCCTCCTGTCTTGCATTATTGCGGCGGCGGTTGCCACCTCTTCTCATTGGCATGGTGGTCATTGTTATTTTACTCCTGGGGAATTAAGATTGAAAGGGTGGGGAGAAGGGGGACCCGAAGGTCCCCGATAAATCAACCGACGATCTCAGCGAACGAAGCGCCAGTACGGGTTGCAGTGAAGCGCAGGGTGATGAAGTTGATGGAGCGGGTAGGCTTCACGAAGATTTCCGCGAAGAACTCGCCACGATCAACGGCGTCATCAGGGTTGTTGCTGCTATCACAAACCACCAGATAATCTTCAATACCACGACGAGACTGAACGCCTCTCAGGTATGGGTCAACGATGTCCTTGAAGGACTGACGAGTGAACTCATCGTTGATTTCAAACAACATGCTCTTGGCAGCATCACTGATTGCTCTCTCGATAACCAGGAACAGACGACGGACGTTGATTCTGTCGAATGCACTGGGTTGAGAAAGACCAGTCTTGTCACCGTAGAGTACAATACCTTCGCCAGGGAATGCGACGATAGGATTGACGCGAGAGGTGTAGAGACGATCTCTCTCTTCTTTCAGAGGAGAGTATGCCAGTTTCACAGCGTTACGAACCTGACCTCTGCTGAATCCAGCAGGCGAGAACCAAGGTTCTGCTTCGATTGCGGTGTCAAGAATGAGACCAGCAACGTCAGGGTTCATGGGAAGATAACGATACTTGTCGTTATACTTGTCATAGATGTACTTATAGTTGTTGTCGAAAACAACATAAGAAGAACTAGACAGTTTGTCGAAGTATTCGACAGTCTTGTTGACGATTTCGCCGCTGCTAGGAACACCAATGATGGCGTCGCGAGGAGCAGAAACGAATGCCATGCAGTCCTGGCGGGTTTCGGCAAGGTCGATCATCTTCTGTGCCTTGGCGACAGAATCATCATCGTTGCTCATGGCAGGACCCATGATCACATAATCGATTTCCTCAGTCTCAGGATCGGAGAACAGGTCGTAGGAATCGAACAGCTTGTCACGCTCAGCAGAGTAACCGTCAAGACCACCGCGAAGTTCATACTTCAAGGTAGCGGTGCCCTTGGTGTTAACCAGGGGAACAGACAGAAGGTTGCTGCCAGTAGGATCGTCGATAGACTTGATCGCTTCGGTGCTCTTGAACAGGTCAAACTTACGGTTCAGAACGGCACCACCAATATCACCAGTCAGGTTAGAGTCAACATCAAAGAGTTTGATGTTTTCGTGAGCACCCCAGAACAGGAAGGCGGAGTTTGCCTTGATGACATCCTTGTAGTACAGGTTGGAACCCTGAGGAGTCTTGGCGTCGCGTGCCTTGGATACGTTCAGGAACTTTTCAAGAACAGCACCAGGTGTACCAGTGATACCACCGTCGCCGTCGAGGACGAGGATGTGCATCAGGTCGCGGAAACCACCACGCTCAGAAGCGTAAACGGAAGTACCAGGACGATCACCAATAGAAGACCACTTCTGGTTGTTTCCATACACTCTGCTGATGTACTCAGACTCAACAGCAGTGATAACTACGTCGTCACCTTCGTTGACACCAGTGACAACAGTAGAGGAATCCTTGATGGTCAGGTTGGCGGCGAACTGCTTAGAACCTTCGTTCAGGACAACGGCGAGACGACGTTGTACAGCAGCAATTACGGCAGTGTCGCCAGTAGCGGCACCAGCAGAACCACCAGAGTTACCGAGTTCGGTAAGGGTGTCGCCAACGGACAGGTGATCGGAAGAGGTTGAGTCAACAGTCAGTTCAACTTTTCTCTTAGCAGCGTCGTATGCAACAACGCGACCAGTTACGTTACCTGCATTGGCAGTGAAGAAGTTGTCAGCGTTGAACTCACCAACCAAGCTAGCACCAGGGGCGAGAGTTACGATCAAGGAGTAGGAATACACCTTGGAGTAGATGTTAGCGTTAGAGTAGTTAACAGCAGCGCCAGGGGTCATCTGCCACTCAGCAGCAGCGTCAGCAGGCTCAGCGAGGTTCAGAATTTGGTCAGGACCAGCGTCGGTCACTACCACGCGGATGCTGTTGCCATACGTACCAGGAGTACGAGCAGCCCACTTCCAGTTGTTGGCACCGTCTTCTACGTTTGCTTCATACTCATCGATGTTCTTGATCTTAGGAGGAGTAATACCAGTGCTGGTTTCCTCGTCGATGGTAGTCTTAGCAGCGGTGACAGTTCTCAGGTCAACGGCAACGCCGTCAGTGTGAGAAGCAGCAGAAGTACCGAGTTGAGCACGAGCAACAGTCAGGTCATTGCCGTTAACAGCAGTAACCTGCAAGATCTCGTCATCGATCTCGATGTAGGAGTTAGTGGTAGCACCCAGAGTAGGAACTGAGGTAACCGTGATAGCGGTTTCAGTGCTGTTCATGGTAGAACCCTGGTTCAGGGTAGTAGCAGTACCAGCAGGCTCGATCAGAGTGATGTTAGCGCCAGCAGCGTGAGAAGCAGCAGATGTGCTGTACTGTCCGCGAGTAACCGTAATGTCCTTACCAGAGATTGCAGTGATAACCAGGATTTCAGCATCAATCAGGAGGAGGTCACCAACATCAAATCCCGTGGAATCGGCAACGGTAAGAGTCGTGTCGATAGCGGTAAAGTTTGTTTGGGTGAAGGTCGCAGTGTCGATTGCGTTCTTCAAAGCGGAGTTGTCAGCACGGACAACTTTAACGGTTCCACCGTACAGCATAAACTGTGCGACAGAGAACCAATATTCGTAGTTCTGGTCATTGGGCTCACCGAAGATCTCGATGAGTTGGCGTTCGGAAGAGATATCTACGATCTCTTCAACAGGTCCTTGGGCGAAAGTTCCAACAATAGCGCCGACGTTATCGACCGTCGCATTAATAGTGTTAGTTAGATCTCTCTCCTGGACCAATACACCTGGTGATACTTGTGTGTTGGCCATTGCGGTTTTGTCTCCTGGTGAATTCAGTGGATGCTACTATTATTTAGAAAAATGCACCTTTCCATTGGGGAAACTAGCCGTGAGCACTACCAATCTGGGTATACGTCTATCGGAGATCTATACCTTCTTTGCTTTGATACTCTCTTGATGGTACACATCTTACACTCATAAGAGAATGCACCAGGGTTAGAACCTCTGTCTTTTCTTGTACGATAGAACCCGTCAATTAAATCTTTTGTCTTACCGCACGAACGGCATTTACGTTGTGCAAGTAAGATGTGTTCTAGTTCAAACTCTTCTTCAAAATCCACTACCTGTAATCCCACATATAGGACATGTCTCCATAATCTCCTACGGTAGAAGCATTACTCCATACCTGCCCTTCTGGATCAACAAAGGACTCTTCATCTAGACCATCAGAGATGAAACCAAATGGTGCCATGTCTGCTTCGATCTGTTCCTTTTGTTCCAGATACATCCTGTGTCTAACGTCAGCGTCATTTAGTTCTCGGAAGTAGTCAGACGTTGCTAACCATGAGAACATGACTAAACACATAGCAAGGTCATCATTACATCCGTCTTCTGCTTCCCATGCCTGACCCTTCTGGATGAACGTAGTTAGTTCTGCAATCACGTCATAGTCGTTGATGATTAGTTTATCATCCTCAATCAACTGTTTCATGTTTGCACACCCAGTCTTCTTGACTGTGGTGGACATCTTGACACCCATCTGTGTCTTGTTACCAGAGAAACCTTGACCAACTACCTGACCTGCTCTACCACGCATAGCACACATCAGGAGGTTGTCGTATTCGAGATCAAACTGTAAGATGTCTGCTACCTGTCCACCGATGTCATTGACTTCACAGAGCACATATGCATGGTTGTATGCTGTGGCAACTTGGTGTATGATATTCGGGAACAGCAGAGGTTTGATTGTGTTGTTTCTGTACTTGGCGACCATCCTATATGGGATAGTCGAAGTATCGATGACTGTGAATGCGGAATAATCTTTTGTTACTCCTCTTGCCACGTCCACAGTTATCACATACTGAGCATCCTTCTTAGGTTCTTCAAATACATCTAGACCCTTGTTCCTAGTAAGTGGGTCCTCATAGACCATCGTCCTAAGTTTAGAAGCAGAGATGAGGGTATCAACTGATCCTAAGAACTCGCATTCAAACTCTACCCTGAACTGCTCTTCTGACGTGTTCTTAATGGTCTGTTCTTTCCAGACCTCATCACGACCAGGAACTTCGGACCAATGAACCTCTGTTGTTATATACTCATTCTTCCCACGCTCTGCGTCATGCCACAACTTGTAGAACATGTTCATCCCGTGTGGCGTGGAGATGATGATTACCTTTGTGCTTTTACCAGAAGATATAGTAGGATAGACAGATGAAAAGAACTGATCAGCAATGTGGTTCGGAATAAACGCGAATTCGTCCAGAAAAATGACATTAAAAGACATACCCCTAACGGCGCTAGCCGAAGTAGAAGCAGCCATAATTTTAGATCCGTTCTCCAATTCCAGAGATCCTCGGTTCCACTGGTTGATGCCTTGTTGCATCCACTTGGGGAGATTTTCATAACTAAGTTGAAGTCTTTGTAGCATCTCACGAGCAGTCGCTGCCTTGTTAGCGAGAATTGCTACGTTAACGTTGTCGTTAAAAATAACATACCACAACAGGTACGAGGTAACGATGGTAGACTTACCTGACTGTCGTGGTAGTTTTGCGATGTTGAATCTTTCAGCGTGAAACTTCCTAGTCATATCAACTTGGAAGTCATACATGTCAAAAGGGATCAGACCTTTGTCAAGTGAGATGATCCTGATATACTTTTTGATAAAGTATACTGGGTCCTTTGAACACTTGACGAATTCTTCAACCTGATCTGGGGTGAACGACATTCCGACGTTCGCCTTTTTAAGATTAGGATTACCAAGATAGATCTGATCTGAACTCATTATTCTACTTAACCTCTGTATCTAACAGGCCATGTCGCTTCCATACCAGCGACTAGTAACATAATAAAGGTGAACACAAAGAGTAAGGTCATTCGACCAAGGTGCCATGAGCACGACGAATCTCTCTTAGTTCTTCAAAATCTTTTTGTTTGGTGCCACCATCGTATGCCCAAGCATAACCTTCTTCAATCATTTGCTCGTTAAGTGACACGTCTCCGTCCCCAATGTAAAGCCAACCCAAAAGACGCCCGTATTTACCGACGCCACCAACAAGTTCAGTCCTAACAGTCAACTCATCATCACCAGCGATCGTCGATTCCAGTTTTTCTTTGAGCCAGTTGGTTGCGTCGATTCCAAGTGCCCTCTCCTCTAAATTTTTGGTCCTCTTCTCTGGCGTATCAACTCCTGCAACTCTAACTCTTTCTTTCTTATACAGATCAAATCCTAGATCAATAGTAACATCAATCGTGTCCCCGTCCAGAACTCTGTTGATCTCCACTACTCGGAAGTTGTAACAACTCTTCCTGTTCGGTGGAACCATTGCTCCCATCTTCTAACTCCTGGTATGCTATCCTTAATATATAGACAACACAATATAGGGTGAAGACTAATCCACACCCCAAAATAATAAACACTCCTGGGACAAACTCTGACATTATTGACAAGACCTCATCTTGGCATATGTAAAAACTTTTTCGGGTATATTAATGCCTAATGCTTTTTCAAATCCTTCAAATCCTGGTGCGGAGTTTGCTTCACAGACTCGGTATCCATCAGGATGAAATAACAAATCAACACCAGCAATGTCAAGGTCAAGAACTTTTGTAACCTGAATGCTAAGCATTTCCAATTCATCATCAACATCGTATGCTTCCCCTTTACCTCCACGGGAAATATTTGCTTTGAATGAACCATCAGTAGACTTGCGTTGCATAGCACCAACAACTCTACCACCAATAACAATCACTCGTAGATCTCTGCCTTCGGAATCTGAAATATATTCTTGAACAATCATAGAAGATTTAGATTCAAGAGATGAAATAAGTTCGGAGAGATCTTCAAACTGCTTAGCGTTTTCACAAAGATACACACCAGCACCATGACTGCCAGTAATAACTTTCAAGACACAAGGAAACCCTACTTGTTTTTCTACCAACTCTGCTTTACAAGGAAATCTTGTCAGCATCGTCTTAGGGATAGGAAGACCTGCCTGAGCCAAAATCTGGTTGGCATACATCTTATCC